GTAACCGAGTCCAGGAAGAACCCAAACCGGAATTTCGAAGTCTTCAGCAACTGGATAAACTGCCTGAGCGCCTGGTGCCAGTCTTTCTACGGCAAACATGCCTCTCATGATAGATTCCAGTTCGATCTTCTGCAGAATTGGAGTTGTCAATGCTGCAGCAAAAGCGCGATATGCAGCCATCCCCTCAGGGGTGTGAACATTAGCGGTTTCGGCGAACAACACTTGCATTTCTTTTAGATCCATAATAACAACTCCTCCTGTAATAGTATAGGAAGCACATAAAAGCGTGCCTTAATCCTGTTTTTTTTTGGTTATACCAACAGCTTAATCCTAATAGGATACAGAGTGGTGTTATTGATGTTAGCACTTGCCTTAGCAGCGCTGGCACCCTTAACAACACGAGCTACCGTAGTAGTGACATTGAGGATATACTCACCAGCAATGTCTGTACCATTAGAAGCTACATCACTATTAGTTACCTTAGCTTCATCAGCAGCAACGAAAAGTGCTTCGCCAGGTAGCATGGCAGTAGCCGCAGCGGCTCCGCCCTTTGTAGTATAATGTACTGTGTCCCAAATACCAAGATGAGCAACACCAAGAGGCGCTGTTTTAGTACCGGTAATGTTACCAGTAGCATCGTATTTAGGTTGTGCAATTACGTCGCTGGAACCAAGGTCACCTGGCATAGTGAATCCCGACGGGTGTACCTGGTGGTAACCAGTTTTAACTTTCTGCATAGCGAAACCGAAAGGTGCATCAGTAATACCGTGAGCCATCTTAAATACAATAGGCTCCTGATTAAGCGCAGCTGAGTCTAAGTAAACTACAGACCCAGCATAAGCAATGACTCCTCCGATCCCGGTGGCGGCAGAACTTTCGCCGTAACTACAAAATTGATTTTCTACAACTGGATGTCTAGGAATAAACATATCCTTTTTCCTCCTTAAACTCTATTATTCTTCCTTTTTAGTTTGCATTCTCTTAGCCATTGCCGCACCAAGATCAGTGTATTTCTTGACAACATCTGCACTTGGAATATATTCCATGTTCAGAGATGCCATAGCTGCCTGCGCTGGATTAATATTGGCAGGAACCGTACTTTCTTCGTCGTCTTCAGAAGCGGACTCTTCATCCTCTTCTTCTTCGGAAGCAGTCTCATCATCGGCATTTTCAGCATCAGCGTCTGCCTTTTCAGCTGCGGCTTTTTCGTCCTCAGCTTTCTTAGCTTCTTCTGCTACCTTTTTTGCCTCTTCCTCCGCCTTTGCGTCAGCTTCGGCTGTCTCACTAGCTTTTGCAAGCTCAGAAACTACAGCCGCTCTGATAGATACCAGTTCGTCCTTATAAGATGCAAAATCTTCATCAGACATTTCCCTAACTTTAGCCGTCTGGGTTTCGGTATCAGAGTGAACTACGCCAGCATCTTCTAATTCAGCCATTCTATCCTCGGCCGCCCTGTCCTTAGTCATATCCTCTAATGTTTGTACAGTGGAAGCAAGCTCCTCATCTTTATTCTTCAACTCTTCCTGGGCTGCCTCTAGCTCAGTAGTAAGTTCCTGAATCTTAGATTCTTGCTCTGTGTTAGCCGCTGCTGATTCTTCCAGCTCTGAAGTCTTAGCTTCTAGAGTCTCAGTAAGATCTTCAACAGATTTAGTGGCTTTATTAAGAGCGTTCTCAACGTTCTTACGAACGGTGGCTTCTTCCTTATCCTTCAATAAATCGTCAACCAGAGCTTTAATACAAGTAACACATAACTTAACCGACCTGAATTTAGTAAGTCTTTAACACCTTTTCCATGTACTTAAAAAATAATTTCATTCTTAAGGTAGACTCTGAGTAGCGCCGTCATTACCTCTACAATACAACCCAACAGCCTCAAAATCTGCACCAAGCATAAACATCAATGAAACACCAGTATCGGCAGCAGCAGAGCCACTGCAATTAAGAGTAATGGTGTTAGCAACGGTGTCAGCTGTGGTGTAACAATACCCAAGGTCTCCCTGGGGTGTAGCCACTACACTAGCGTAAGTGGCCAAGTCATAACCGTGCCATTTGATGCCGGAAGCTACTACAACAGTAGCCTCGCCACTAGCTACAGTAGCTGTGGTGGCCCATACAAATGGGTACGCATGGTTATTGCCCATGTTGCGAAAGATAACTTTATCATTATCATCGCCGTTGATTCTAGTAAGCTTAGGCATACTCTTTAACTTACCCTGTTGTCCAATGTTAATATCTGGCATATTATTGCCCTCCTATCGTGATTTAGTTTCTACTGCCTCACATAAAGCAGCTTTTAACCCGCTGAGTAGTTTGTTACGCTTATCGTTCTCGGCTCGCTCCGCAAGAGTCTCCTCAAGGGCAGCTTCTACTGAGCTACGAAGATCCCGATTCCTCAGACAATCGGGGTCGGTGGTATCTCTAGAAAATGAAGTGCATGATTCTTCGTAGAGAGAACACCAGTCATTAGCTACTATAGCCCCCGCCTTATCATACATACGGCGATTGTAGCTAACACAAATACCTATGGAGTCGTCTAATTCTCCATCTTTTGCTTCCTCTGTGTTATCATTAGCTTCTTCTAACTTATCAGAGGTTAGATTAATGTCGTCACTTTCGAGCTTATCATAGTCGAGAATTATAACTTCATTATTAGCCATCTCTTTCTCCTTTTCGTTAGCAGTCTCCATGATTACAGAGGGAGGGTTAGCTGGATTCTTAACGATTCCACAACCTGAAAAACAGATACCGCGTAGTACACGAGTAATTGCACCCTCGGCTATTTCTTTACCATCTTTGATGACCTTAGCTACTCTACCTAAGAGGCTGTCATCGCGGGAAGCAAGCCCCAAAGCCTCGGCGTCATTCTTGTTAAGTACCAGGTCTCCAACTTTAACATCATAATCCTTGAAGTAACATTCCATGGAAACTTTCCATTTATTGTCAGATACCTCCTGGGCTACGTTGGGGAATCTGTTCTTATAGACGATACCAGCTATAGCAATATGCATTTCCTTACCGTCTTGACTAGCGGTCTCCATAGAGGCCAGCTCTTTAAGATCTAAAGGGTTACCGTCTTTATCCATATAAGCACGCTCGTAGATATGACCTATGATTTCATCCTCACTGTGCTCAACATCTAGAGCCTTGTTTATAATGGTGTCCTCTGCAGCTACAAGTTCCGAACCCATAAAATAGGCATGGTTCAGGTTCTCACCTGTAGAAACAAATATAGCAGAAAAATAAAGAAGGTCTGGTTGCTTCTCTCGCTCGGCCGGCAGGTCAATAACCTTTGACGCCCTAGCTTTAAGATCAGCTGTTTCTTTCTCCAACGTAATCTCCGCTTCCAAATAATATTTCTTATCGGCCACGGCTTACCTCCTAAAACCTGTATTTAGCAGTCTCAGTTACGAACCTAACATAGTCCTCATCTGAGAGTGCCTGTCTTGCACCGTCCAAAAACGCAGCGTACTGTGTAGCAGTCATGTGAGCTATCTCCTCAAACTCGAATGAAGCGGCTTGTTTAACTTGTTCGTTTTTCTTCTGTTGATTGGGAGATGTCGCTGACTTCTTAGGTGCTTTTGTAGTACCTTGTGGTTTCTTCTTAGTGCCCTTCGGTGGGCCGGAAGAAGGTGTCCCCTTAGGAACTGGACCACCAGCAGCAGGCTGCTGCCAAGGTGACCCTAAAATACCAAAGGTGCCGTCTTCTACCAGTGGCATTTCCTCTTCCATGTTCTTTAACTCATTAGGATAATCATAACCAAGTGCCTCCAGAGAGGTCCTGTAACTCAGCATACGTCTGTCGACAAGCTGTGCCAGTGTGTTCATATGAAGAATAGTATCCATGAGGACCCCATCATCCCACCTAACTCGTGGGAATCTATCAAACCCCATAGCTTCTGCTATCTGTTGATATTCTCTGTAAATCCACTTAGTGACTTGTGACCTTGCGTAATTGATTTCTTCCATCAACCCCTTAACAAGAAGGTCTATTTCAGCGGCGTTGATGTCGCCTCCGCCGTCAATAATAGCACGAGTGATGGCCAAACCAGTAGTAAGGTCATCATTAACTTGTTTGTACTTAGCTTGTCCAAGGATTGCTTCAATTTCAGGAGAGACTATTTTCTCTACTTGCAGGGTGTGGTTCCAAACGACGTCAAAGGACTTGCTGGGGGTGTTAAACAACTGGGCTGCAGTCTCAAGCTCAGTTTGTGATACCACCGGGTACTCGTCGTTTCCGATAGTAATCTTAAGAATGTAATTTGTAATACCATCTAACGTACTTAAATCGGCCTGTCGTAATGCGTTCTTGTATTCTATAGTATCAAATACTCTTGTAGTCCTAGGCTTAGCGTAACGTTCGTAAGGCTGTTTTCTGTAAGTAATCTGGCCTACAAGTCTTGAATCTAATTGAAATTCTCCGCCCTTATCTGCTGCGGCTTTCAAATCAGACGGTAACGCTTTGATAAGTTCTTTTTCCTCAAGTGTGAGTTCACCGGGTGGCTTGTTAAGTAATTCTCTAAGTTCCGGGGGAAGAGTAATAGCTACTGAAACATTATCAAAAAGTAAGTTGCCGGTGATATTAACCAGTGTTGGGTTAAGTACCGTGTAAGCGACTGGTAAATGGCCCTTAGACCATATATTTTTCTTCGCGCCTTTTTCCTTCTTACCAGTAGATTTATTACTGTTCTTCATATTCTGTCCAGGAATCGGTGACAGATACGACACTCTTGGCTCGTATTTGGCTAGTACCTTATAAGTAGTAACATGACCAGTCTTGAAAAAATCCAAGAATATCCAATCCAAAACATCATCAAAATTAGAGTCAAACGCCCACACATCGTAGAAGTTCTTAATGTTCTCATCTTCAATGTCGTGCTCGAATCCCTTCTTGGCCAAGTTAGCTAGTATGTTCGTAGCTGCCCCAGTCAAAGGCTCAGTATAATAATACTTTATAGCGCGCTTGTAGGAATCAATTGGATCTTCTGTATAAGGGTCTTTCTGTGCTAAATCCAAATTCTGTCTCTGGACATAGTCTCTTGTTATAGTAGCCGCTTGTTCACGCCCGCGAAAAATCTTAGGCGTAACCCCACCTTGCTCAAGAAAAGCCAAGCTCTTCTGAGTAGGGGCCACCATAAAAGTAGCCTTGCCAGTATTCTCGTCTACCTCAATAGACTTAATCCCAACCTCAGGAAACTTCTCTTGAATGCTAGCTGTAGTTTTTTGTAACTGTGTTTGATCCATTTAAACTCCTTACGGGTTAACGTCTGCGATTGGTTTTCTGCCATACAAAGAATCTGTCCCACTATAAGTAGCTTCTATACCACCACTTCTATGACGCGTGTAATCATCAGCCCAACTTGCTAGATGTGTCGGGTCATCTGTCCCTGCGCCTGATACTGTTGCCCACCAATTACCTACTGTAGGGTCTATATCTACCATTGTTGCCTCCTAAAAAGGTACGGAAAATTGTAGTCCGTATCCTTGTTCTGATTCAGTATCTATTGTAAATATGGGGCCCACAAACAAATTATCAATTAAAGGTATGGGCTTACCCATGTTCCATGAAAGGGGCTCTAAAGAAAACACTCCCTTCCAATCATCTCCGTTCTTTGTGCCGCCGACGCCAAATGTAAAAAAGCGCCAGTCCATGTCACCCTTAGTCCTACCATAGCTGGAAATACTAAGATTTAACTGTGGCGAAATATCCTCAGTGGTAAAAGCACCACCAAACGCCAGTCTGGGGTTCCACCCAAACCAATGTTTTTCCTTCTGTGGGTATTTTGCCCACTGTATATCTGTAAGAGGTAACTTAAATCGTTTCCCCTTAGTTTCCTTCATTTGGTTGTTCTCGACATAAGCTTCCGCATATCTATTAAAGGTACCATCCGGATTTTCAGTCTCTATAACGTTTACAGTGTACTCAAGGGGGTACAAACCAGTCTTCCACCGCTTGTCTTCTTCCTGAAAAGGATAATACATAGACCAAGCTACTGGATACTTTTCCCCATCCGGGTCCTTACGGTACACCTTCTTAAAATCATGTGTGTATTTAGGCTTCTTTGTGTTAGTGTAAGAGTGGTCAGACTTCCTATTAAGTAAATCCACTTGTTGTGTCAACTTAATATTGATCTGTCCTAACTCATCTAAACGCTCTTTAGTTTCTTTGCGGTCTTTCTCCCACGCCGCCAAAATCTGACTATTTTTTTCTTTGAATTCTGCCTTTAACTTATCAGCCGTTTGGGCACTGGCCGTTATAGCCGCCAACTTAATGGCGTTCTCATCAATACGTACAACCTGAGGTGGTTGTGGCACTGGCCTATTGAGAAACCCCAATAAAGCAGAACTGTGGTACCATAAAAAAGCAACAGTAGCTATTAGAACCAATCCTTTAGTTATATCGAAAACCTTAAACTCCATTATTTGTCAGTGTCCATCCCATCAGTCGACGGGGCAATTAGTGATGACCTCATAGCTATTCTACCTGTCATAAGGGTAATGAAACCTCCCCCTAAGAACAATAACCCATCCTTCATACTGAGTAATGCTGTACCATCAGCGGTGTCAGCACCAAACATTCCATATATTACAACAGTAAAAAAAGCTACCATAAACTGATACTTTACGGAAGCGAAATTGCGAAGTATTTTCTGCATCCACAGGTCCCAAAAAGACCTGTCCCACATAGATACTTTTTCATAAGGATTATGGTTAGTAGTCATTACACGCCTCCTACTCTGTAATAAGGTTAGTTAATTACTTTATTTTCTTCTTTAAGACAGCCGCTTGTAATGTGGCTCTTCCTATACTCGGGCCTTCAGAGGCTAATGGATTAAATGTGGCCCCAGCCCGGTGGCTCCTTATGAACCCCCCTGTGTTATATAATACAGGCTCCTGGTCCCCCTCCAACTCCTTAGCAACCTCTTTAGTGCCGTGCGCAGCCAAAATCATGGCAGAATATAAATCCTTGTTCTGCCCCTTAGTAGGCGTATCAAAATGCAATACACCAGTAGCTGTCTGTGTAACCACAATATTAAGCATCTGTGATTTGACAGTTGTTATACTCGCAAATGCGCGTGCTTCCGCATCTAATGTGGATTTGATTGGTACTTCGGGAAACAAAAGAGCGTGGTCTTCTAACATAGCTTTAGTGGTAAAGTTGGCATCAGAAATCCATGATGGATTAAAGTTAACCATCTCTAATATATGCTGACCTGGTAAGTGTCTGTGGTCATCATTAGTGCGGTCTATAATAGGGGTGTGCCCATTGTAGCCTTCCTCTAACAAATCACATACGGCCTTACCACCACCACCTTTATCCATAAATATACGTATAATATTAAACGTGTCACAAAGTATCTGAACAGCCTTAGTGAGGCCCTGTGTGGTCTGTCGTTTTAGTTCTATAACAGATACTATTCTATTGACTGGGCCTATCTTGATTATAACCACACCACAGCTGGCCTTACCGCCCTGGTTAGGGTCGATGCCCATTACATACTGCCCACCAGCATCACCTTTCAACTCTATAGTATGCCCACTGCCCTGTGTACACTCATCCAACAAAGAGGCTTTAAAGAACCCCTCTGAGTCTGAAATCATAGCAGCCTCATACTCCATTCTGAATTCTGCATTAGACATTACACGTCGAGCTTCATCAATATTATTCATATCTAAGAAGCCTTCCGGTAAGTCCCAATGTGGTACTTGCCAAACAGCATAAGGACTGGTCTCCCTCAACAAATCAGCCTTCTCTACCATTCGCCAATGATCCTTCATACGTTTCCACATATGATTAAACTTATAGTAACCCGAAGAGGTCATTACCATCTTGTTAACAGTCTCCTCTTCAAAGTCTTCCACTGTAGCTAAACCTAAGTCTATAAGGCGGTGCTGCTGCTCTAAGCGGCGCACACGCTCCATAGGGGCAAAGGACGTAGCACCCATAGGACGAATTACCATATCCAGAGTCTGGTCTGGTACTTGTGCTAACTCATCTATAAGTATCAAATAGAAACGAGACCCACGAATTTTGTTTCCGTCGCCTAATGGCAGGGCCTCTATAAAGGATGGGGTT